TTTTGTCCTAATATAGGGTTAGTAATTGGTGGATTTTCTTTTACATTAAGAAATCAAACAATTAATTTAAACGATTATGCATCTGCTAATTATATTATAGATGTCAATGGTACTTGCTATGCTTCTGCTGCACCTACTGAGGACTCGGCCTCCATTGTTATTATTGGCGGTATAGATAAGTTTATTAATGAAAAGCAAGAGAGATTGGATATTCCTTTCTTTATTACAGAACCTCAAAAAGTTGTGCTCTATAAAATTATTAAAGATCTTTCTACATATACAACAACAGCTGAAATTGGCTCAAATAGTGAAACATTAGAACAATCGCTTGGCGCATTGTATGAAAATTATATTGGATAACAAATGTCATTAGGCAATCAACCATTTACAACTAATCCTGAAAATGTAAAACAATATACCAATCCAACTGGTGATGGTGTTAGTAGAAGTGATGCACCTCAAGTAATTACTGGAGGAGGTAATCCAGCACCTTACTATGAAATATCAGTAAAAGAAAAGCCAGGATTAGGAAGCGATACTACAATATCTCACACTGGTCCAGGAGCTGGTGTTGCATCTGGTTCTGGTGGTCCTACTGACGTTCAAGGATTTGTTTCTTCAACAGGAAATAAAATCTTAATTGATAATACGTTTGGTAGTGATACAATCTCGATGCAACACCATTCTGGTGCAACAGTAGTGATTGATGCAGACGGTTCTATCCATATTGTTTCTACTGGAAAGAAAGGTGTTGCTATGGTAGCACCTACTGGAGATGCAACAGTATATGCAAGAGGTCATGTTATCATTAAAGGTGATAGCAAAATAACAATAGAGTCTGCTGGTGATCTAGATTTTAATGTTGGTGGTAATCTTAGCATGCATGTTAAAGGAGATATGCATACAGTTGTTGAAGGATCTGTAGTAGAAGAAGTAGATGGTAGTAAAGTATTTGAAGTTGTTAAAGATTTTAGCACAACTATAGCTGGTGATACGAGAATAACTGTTGCAGGTGATATGAATACTCAAGTTACTGGTGATAAGAAAATTAACACAGGTGGTTATCTATCTGTCAAGTCTGATGGTGCAATTGGTATTGCAACTCAAGATATACTTGCAACAACATCCAAGGGTGATACTACCATGGATTCAAAAGGTAAGTTTACTGTTAAATCAACTGGTCATATGAGCACAAGTACAAAAGGTACTTATGATGCTAAGTCAGAAGGCTTATTGAAGTTGTCTTCTAAAGGTGCAGCACATGTTCATTCAACGGGTGGCATGCAAGTGCATGCTGGTGGCATTATTAATATTAACGGTGCTTCTACTGAAATTCAAGGTGGCGGAGCAGCTAGCCCAGCAGCAACTGATGCACCTGATGATCCATTAGAAGCAGAATACGCACCAGCTGAATTAATCATGGATAATTTGACAACAGTAAGGGTTGCTCCTGACTTCCAAGGTAATGCAAAAAGAATGTCTGCAGAGTCTATGTCAGCTTATGATAATGAAGGTAATGTAGTCAATCCAAAGGCTAAAGCTGCAGCTGCTTCAAATTCTGGAGGAGGTATGGTATCAGAAGTACAATTATCTGGTATTGAAGCAACGGCTCCTTCTCTGAGTGCGTATGATAAACCTCTAGGTATTTCTCCTACTGGTAGAGCTGAACGAAATCCAATACCAACACCAACATCTGCTGGTAACACTAACGAAATGATATCTAGGCATTATAGAATAGGTGATATTCGTGGAATAAGATCAGTTCCTAAAGCACAAGAAAGACAAGTTTTAGAACAAGCAATGAATGTTGCATGGAATATTTTAGATCCTATGAAAGATCATTTTGGTGCTCAATTTGAAATTACGACAGAAGGTTGGTATAGATTTGGTACTACCAATCATGGTACCGGTGGTGCTGTGGATGTTAGATCACCAAGAGACAATCATTCACTAACAGGAGAAATGGCTGCATGGGCAAGAGACAATCTTCCTTATAGTAAGATCCTTCTTGAAAAAAATAATTATGGAGGAATACATATCCATTTAGAATCTGCACTACCTGGACAACCTGGAGGAGGTAGTGTATTCACATGCCAAGATCCTAAATGTAGTGCTTCGGGTCGAATAGAAGGACTACACCTTTCGCATGCTACGGCAGCTTTAAAAGGAGGTAAAAGTGGTTGATTTTAAATCACCTGGTATTGATATTAATTGGGATAATAATGGTCAACCAATAAGCAATGTGCCATTTAGCTTTCCAAGCAATTTTAAAACTATACCAACCAATCTTCCTACAGTAGCATTAGCTGAGCAAGCAAGTAGTTCTGCTCCTGCAGTATCTAGCACTCCGCCAGCAGGATCATCGCCAAACCTACAACTAGATCAAAACATCATGGCCCTTATTCAAAAAGGGAAGTTACAAAGACCAGGGTTTTTTGGTAATCAAGAATTGAAAAATTCCAACCAAGCATTTAATAATGCAGTAGATATTGCTTCTGCTTATTCTGGATTTGCTGCTAATTTAAAAAAAGCAGCTGCTCCTCCGGCCAACTATGTTAGGTCAGAAAAAAATTATATCTTGACAGAATTAGAAAAAATGGCTATTGAAAACAAAGCACAGGAACTAGCATCATTTGGTGTTGTTCCTCAAGATGTGCTTAGTCAATTCTTTTATATACTAGCAGCAACAGAAAACCAAAGTGATCTAGAATATATTGGATTAGTCACAGGAATATATGAATTAAACGATGCAAGGTATATTAGAAATATTAGAGATGTAACTTTAATTCCTAATATCTACAAAGTTGGATATCTTGCTAATGGTGTTTCATCCGTTACTAATAGATTTGCTGGTAGGTTTGCAACAGTAGAAAATAATGCATATCCTATTGGAACTTCTTATGGAAGTGTTTTAGATTCTTCGTCTTTTTATCAAAACCTAGGAGTAATTGGACCGATAGCTCTTTCTTCTGCAGCTGGTATTAATATGAGTCAGGTATCAGTACTAGCTAATGCACCTGCATTAGCAACTGGTATAGCAATTGGAACGGCAATTGATGCTCTATCTGGCTTGGCTGGAGGACCAACATCATTATCACAATTACAGATACAAACCATATTAAATCCAACCGCAGCAATGACAGCTGCAGCTTTATCTGTAGGCTCTAATGCTATCAATAGCATGCTAAGTGCATCACCACTTGGAGGTGCAATGGCATCTCTTGGTTCTCTAGGAGGAGTTGCAGCTGCTATGTTATTAGGTCAATCAGGTGGCCAAGCAATGGGTGGCTTTATGTCTAAACTATTAACTGGAGCAAGAATAGCTTCTGCAACACTAGCAAACAACCCTACATTGATTCCACCTTCTTATGCTGGTAAGAGTTTCTTTGGTGAATCTGGTATATCACTTCCGGCAATTGATCAAACTTTTTGTAGAAAGATAGGTGCATTTGGTGCAACATCTGGTGCTTCTGGAACGATGAGCTTTGGCATGCAGAATTTTGCATCGTTGGGTGGATCTTTACCTATCAATTCTGTTATCACAAACATGTTAATTGGTACTACTGTTGTACCTGCTGCAACTAACTTCTTTGGTAAAGAGATTGCAGAAAAAATTGGTAATGTTTGTAGTATACTAAATGTTGTTGCAACTGCTAAAATAGAAATGAGAAGATCAGATAATGCTATTCCTTTGATGATAGGTATGAGTTCAGCAATTGCAGGTGAGAGCTTCTCACCATTTGGATCTTCAACATTCTCAAATGGTTGGAAACTAGCTTCTTCAACTGCAAATGATGTTCAAAAGTATAATCCTCAATTCCTAGAAACATGTAGAACATCATTATAAATAAACATATGGTAGATGTAATTTTTTCAGATATCCCTACTGATCTTGTCGTTCATCCTGTAAGGGGTGATTTTTCTGCTATTACTAATGAGGAAGCAGTAAAGCGATCTATAAAGAATTTACTTCTTACTAGTCCATACGAGCGTTTTTTTAATGCAAACATTGGCGCTGGTTTAGAAGCATTTTTGTTTGAGAATATAGGAAGGGATACTGAATATATCATATCTGAAAAGATTAAAGAAGTTATTAGAAACTATGAGCCTAGAGCTAATCTTTATAGTGTCAATGTGACGGCACGACCAGATGACAACTCATACTCTGCTACAATTGTTTTTTCAATTGATTTAGAAACACAACCAACAACATTACAATTAGTTCTTAGAAGAGTACGATAATGGCCAATACAGGATTTTTAGATGTTTCAGAACTTAGTTTTGATGGTATCAAAAGCAATTTAAAAACTTTTCTTCAGGCAAAGTCTGAATTTACTGATTATAACTTTGAAGGTTCAAACCTGAGTGCATTGTTAGATGTTCTTTCATATAACACATATATGAACAACTACTACTTAAATATGATAGGCAGCGAGATGTTTTTAGATTCTTCTGAATTGAAAGAATCTGCCGTATCACACGCCAAAGAATTAAACTACCTTCCTAGATCAAGAACCTCTGCTAAAGCACAGGTTCAATTCAGTATTGCTGCTAATGATAGGCCTCAAACAATTATCATACCAGAAGATTATTCAATCACTACTACCATTGATAATAAATTATATAAATTTAGTATAGAAGATAATTTAGTAGTAACTAGAAATGCTCAGGGACAATACATCAGTGAATCTGTATATCTATATGAAGGTAGTATAGTAAATGAATTTTTTACCGTTTCAACAGGTAAAACATTTAAATTAAATAATACTAATATTGATACAAATAGTATAAAAGTAAATGTAACGGAATCTTCTGGTGATTCTACCAATACATTTTATACGTTTGCAGAAAATCTTCAAGGTCTTAATGCTAATTCTAAAGTATATTTTTT